TTTATACAGAATAAGATGTTCGTCTTTGATTTCGGCTCTATCGGCAGGAATAACTATTCCTGTAACTCCATCCGATTTTTTTAATTGAATTATGTATTGTGTTTCAATTGGTTTTATTATCCATTGTCCTGTCATTTTACTCACCTGAACTCAATCTTATGTCCCTGTCCGTCATGCCATCCGATTTTTTCAGTAAAATAAATTGTACCATCGTATCTTCTCCCATCATGGAGAGTATATGGATATGTTCTATATGGTTCTGATTGCGAAATGTAACTTTTAAGTAAATTTATCAGTAAATCCGCACTAGCTGTTACTCTTGATTCCGTTTTATATTTGCCAGAAATCTTCGACCGAATAATCTTTGCACTACGTTCCTCGCCGGATTCTTCATAAGCGTCCGCTATAAAGTTTGCATACGACAGAAACTTTTCTTCGTCATGTTCCATGTGGGCTCCTATCAGTTTACCGATTGTGACGGCTGAAATACATTTCATCAATAGCCACCTTCATTCTCTAAAAGCCATTCCTTTAACGCTACATGTGCTTTTGCAAAACACAACTCCATATCTCCATCTTGCTCATGCACAATAGCAGCGTCTTCCCCACACTTTGCTGAATTAGGATAATCATTCGCACACCCTTTCTTGTAAATATAAATCATCCAATCGCATGTTTTGCTATATCCTATATCAACGTGCATTGGGAAGTCTTTCAGTTTTTCATCAAGAAATCTAAAAAAATCATTCATGGCTTACTCCATATTCAAAAGTTTTCTCAGATACGGTATCTTACTTGGCCTAATCTTGATTTCCATATCGCCACCCTGGATGAGTTGTGCAAGATAGAATACCAGCAAGTAGTCATTAACGCATTTTCCACGTACCCCAATCTCTTCATTCTCGGGATAAACGCCGTCCAGTTCTGCCACTCGCATAAGTGCTTCAGATAATTTCTGCTCTAATTCTGACATAATTCCTCCAACTGCTTTTCCAGTTCTGTGATTCTATCCGATGTGTAATCTCGAATCACGACCTTTATTCCTGGCAAATCCTTTAACCGTAATTTAATGTCTCCCATGTCCAGAACCCATTCTGACAAAATATATTTTTCTTGGGCATCCAAAACATCTTGCATAATCTTTAAATTTTCATAGATTTTGTTTGCCTTTTTCAACTGATCAATCGTCATGCTCTCTCAACTCCTGTTCTGCCGCCAGTTCCCGTTTATCGTTCTTATGTGTCCGGTTTCCCTCACACCATTTACAGCTACCATGGTTCCGGCAGGTTGCGTCTATGGCTTTTGCACCGCGGTACGGCTTGCGGTGGGATTTGCCGGATTGGATGGATTTATCGAGGCTCATTGTTTTTGTCCTCAAAATCGTCCAACTGTTGCATATCAAAGAAATACACAACCTTGAACGGAATTTTTTCATCTTCCATAATCCCATGAGCGTACCACTCTCCATCCGCTCTCATTTCAGCAACAAACGGTATGCAACCAAAATCTACATCAAATGCCTTAACAAGAACCCAGTCATATTTATCTCTCGAATATTCGGAAATCGGTCTCCATCCGGTCATTTTTCTTTTTCCTCCATTTCCGGGAACACATATTCACTCATTGCATTGTCCACAAACCGTATCTGCATTGGCTCTACCTCGTGGATTGTGCCGTCCTCATACTCTACGATGCCTTTCCCTGTGAATGTATTCCATGTATGGAATATAGCCTTAATATCTTGAGCGGGAGCGATTACTATTTCACGTGGAAAGTCCTCATTTGCCTTGCGACGCAATTCCCTCTGCTCCGGAATATGCATTATGCATGGGCGATATTCAATCCCGTTTGTGATTTTTCCGTCTAATGCTGCCATTTCATCACCTCATCATAAATATTTGAATGGTGTTGCGATAATGTCAAGTATTTGAAATGTCAAGAGTGGAATAAATACCACGATTATTCTCAAGACGTATAGAACATCTTTCTTGCTCGGTATTTCTGGGTGTTTTGTTATGCAATGCAGAATCCACCGAACCTCTCTCCACCACTCAATCAGCATTTGATTATACCAATGTCCTTTTAGAACAAATTCTTTTCCGCATTTATTACAACGAAATGATATTTTTGAAATTTCTAAATTCATATCTACCTCAAATCTGAATCGCCTGATAGCGTTCGCCGTTAAAAAATCTTTTTTGTTTTCACGGAATTTTCAGAACCGCTGTTTTTTTATTTTTGATTTTTTCGGATTACCCGATTTATCTTTTGTGGAATTTATCTGCCCGAATGGGCTTTATCTTTGGTAAGTGAAGTATCCTCTGATGTGTGTTAGTCTCCGAAATATGGAGTGAAATCATTTGCTTTCATTTCCAGAACTTTCTGCCCGTCTACTTTGGCTTTGAATTTTAGTTCACCGGTTTCATAGTCCTGCGAGACGTTGATTTTGATTTCGCCGATGTCAAGACCTTTGCACGTGGTCATCAGGACGTCTCCTACGTCCATCAGGACTGACCTGACTGCACCGCCGATATCTACGAGAATATCTTCTTCCGGGTTGAAATCGAATTCTTTCTCGCAATTTTCACAACACATATGCATTCTCCTTTCAGTTCGCCGTAGGCGAAAAATTATTTTTGAATTTTATATGGAATCGCAAGTATCAGCCAGCGCCATTACTAATGTCGATTCTGACACTCTTGCCCCATGTGTATAGACTTTTGTTTTTTCTGGCTTGCATGTGAACGGATCCTTTCCTTTTTCGATACAATCCTCAAAATATTTTTTCATAAATCCTTTTATATCTATTCCAAATGTGCAAGATACTTTCTTTCTTTTCTTGTAAACCCACTTAAAAAAGTTCTTTGGATTTAATGTGTCTGGAGATTCTTCATGGCATTTTTCACAAAGCAAAAATAGGTTTGATGGATCGTTGCTACCTCCGGCTTGCCTTGGTATAATATGGCAACGATTATATTCGCTCCTTACTTTCGGAGAATCATATAATTTTTGTGGACTTTTATTTGCCAGTTCCTCATAATCTTTTACCTCAAATGACTTTTTAATAAATTTTCCGCAAGCCCAGCAACAAGGTTCGCCCCAATCATATACTACTGGAATAGAGTTTTTGTCGTCAAAATCATCTTCGATAACTGTCCCATCACTTGTGATTGCTTTGTTTTTCCAATAGTCAAAAATACTCGAATGGCTTGTGTTCAACGTATTTCCCATACTGCACCTACCTCTTCAAAACTTCATTAGCAGCTTCAAATATCGCTTTCTCAATTATCGGTTCATGCTCACCACTGATTTTCTTCCCGGCATAAGTCACAACCCCGATGTAAAAATCATTTTCGATGATATTTTTGAGAGACTGCTTACTGAAATCCTTTCCGGTAGATGTCTTATAGCTTTTACTATCGCAGTATGCTTTAAGTTTCGCAAGACTTTTTAATTTTATGTACTGTTCAAAAATATCCTGTACGATGAGATTGTTATTAAAATCAATTACGATTTCATTTCCTTGCCATTTGTATCCGTATGGAGCAGTTCCACAAGGCTTATTTCCTGTTTTTGCCCTTGCTTTTCTCCCTTTGGCAAGTTTCATGGAAATTGTCATTCTCTCATACTGGTCTAAAAGTTCCATCATGCCATTAAACAAAAAGTCGTTCGGGTCTTTACTATAAATGGAGTATGTCTTTTGCTCAACGCTGATTATGTCCGCACCGCATTTCTTCATTTCGTGGTGTATCATAACCTTTACGCTGTCGTTTCTCCACAACCTTGAAGTGTTCTGGACAATTACCTTATCGTCCTTTTCTAACGTGGCGAGTAGGTCATTCAAGCCTTCTCTGTCTGCCCTGGTTCCAGATATTCCTTCGTCCTTGAATACTCCATCTATCGAAATATCGTTCTCTTTACAGTATCTTTCAACCTCGGAAATCTGCATTTCAATTCCGTTCTGCTCTGCCTGTGTCTGTGTCGATACCCTATAATATGCGTATGTTGCCATTTCCTCACCCTCTTTGTTGTTGTTTATTTAAGTTTCATTAAACATATTATATCACGAAATTTTCTTGACTTCAAGTCTTTGTTGAATTAAACTTAAATAAATTATAGGGAGGTGTATCTTATGCCGGATTACAGAGAATTAAAAAACCGAACCCGGATTTCATCAACACTGGATAACGAAGTCTATAAGAAACTCAAGGAGTATTCCAACAAAACTTCTGTTCCAATTAGTAAAATACTGGATAAAGCAGTTTTGATGTATATTGAGTCTGTCAGAAAATGACAGGCTCTTTTTTATTTCTCGGGAGAAATTAAACACTGTTATTCTTCATCAATAGTCTGATTGCTTCTCTGGCTATATCAGAAATACTATTCCCGGTTCTCCTAGACTCTCTCTCTATCCATTCCGCCATTTCGTCATTTAGTCTGATTATAAGCCTGTTTGGCTTTGGGTCTGATGTTGGCCTTCCATGATTCATTTTTTATTCCCTTTATGTATGACAAAACAGTTGTTGTCTCTTGTCGTGTAACTCATTAGGGCGGTGCGGGTGGTTTGTCAAGACCCCGACTACCCGTCAATCATCCAAGGCGTACGCCATCTTCCTTTCCCCTTTTCTTATTCCGTCAATGGTTATGGCTAACGTTTGACGAAATCCGTTATCTACTCATCCGGCAGCCCCTCGATCAGCTCCGGCAAGCTCTCTTTTCTCGCCTGATCCGCTATCTGGCGTATGTCTTCCTGCGATAATGCTGGGGTATTGTCGCTTTTAATCTCGATCTGCTGCACTCCCTCGTTATATCCGTATGCCGCTTTTGCTGTAAATATCTTGTTTCCGTCGCTCCCTTGATGCTGGTGGAGCCAGCGCATCAACCTTTTCCCACAGATATCTTTCCATTTTTTTACCGTTTTGCCATGCGCAGAGCTTGCTCTATACTCTCCATTTGCCCAATCAGTAAAAGTTGCGTTATTTATATTTACTAAATCCGAAAAAGTATCAAGCGTAGGCAATACAGAATAACTAGTACATAAACGTAAATATATATTAAATATATTGTCTAATAATTCAATATCATCATTACTGGGTTTAATGATATTGTCTGAGATATAATAAATCATATCATCAAAATTATCGGATATAATCTTTTTATTCTCTGGTTTTTTAGACATACACGGATCTATAAATAACTCTCTCTGTATATATTCATCAGCTAATTGATATATTTTATTTTTATATACTTCTACCCCGTTTTCTGCTCTAACTGTATTCCCCATTCTCTCACCCACTTTACCGCGTTAATTCATTGCTTACTAAAATTAAATAAAAAAGGAGCCTAACAAGCTACCAGTTCCGACTCTCCCGGCTCTTTATCCGGTCTCGGCTGCTAAGGCGCTCTCTAGCTCCGTCTGCGATCTATCAATCAATTCAATTTTCTTTCGGGCTGTCTGCCCTTGTTGATTAATACAATAACACTATATCTCTAATCTGTCAACTATAAATTACTATACCTCGTAATTTTAACCCTTATAAATCAATATATAGTATATAATAATATTATACGCGCGCGTAACACCATGTCAAAAGTTACGTTAGTAATCTTTTGACTATGTTATTTACTAAATCTTAATATTTAAAAAAATATTCCAGTCTTATTATTTGTTATAGTCTTATTATTAACGGGGTAAAAATTACCCTTTAGCCTATGGGGTAGATTTTACCCTATAGCCGTCTACGGGGTAAAAATTACCCTGTTGCCTTTTGGCTGTGGTGTAAAATTTACCCGTTAGCTTTTGCAAACCAAGCTGTAGTGTATTTTTTACCCTGTAGCTTATTTTAAAATCCTGTAGTAGCAAATCCTAAACGTTGTCAATTTCTCATGATCTGAATTTGTATAAAGATTATTCTTCCAGCATTCAATATATCCGGCGTTTATTAATTCCGCTTTTGCTTTTTTCAATGTCTTTTCCGACATTCCGGCATCTTTCATCAAGTCTGCATTTGTCCTTGTAAAAAATCCTTTATTGCCGCTGAAAAAATTATCATGATAAGCCAAGACTATATATAACCATTTTGCGGATCGGCTTATATTTTCATCCCTGATAATCTCTTTCTTGCATTTAAACCAGTCACCACTATCATAAACAGTCATATAAATCACCTTTCACAAACTGACAAAATTTCGAGTGATTGCGCTTTGCGTTCTCTCTGTTCTTCTGTGATTTCAAGAAAATCATCATACTTTCCGGACAATATATCGTGCCTTATATTATCAATTTCTTTTTTTGCGTCCTCTGTGTTTTTAAAACTGCTCATCTTATAGCAACCGCAAAATATGCCCACTGGAAGAATTTCGCCTTCAGTCTCTCTCTGCTCCAGATCATTCATTATCAGATTTTTTACATACTCGTTATAGCTTTCCTGTGTTACGGATTTTATACGCTCTTTTGTGCCCTTATCTAGTTTTACTTGGATAATGTCAAATTTTGCGTTATACCTGTTCTGTGCGTTCCTAACGTAACTCGGTGTTTTCATTCTCTGACCTCCTAAAATTTATATAATGATTATAACACATAATTTTAATATACGCAACGAATAAAAAACCGTAAAAATTCCCCGGATTGCTCCGGGGTTATTTTATTTTTGACAAAATATTATAGTTAGCCCTCTGCCTCCTCCGTGTAAGAAATTATCAGTTCTTCACCGTCAAACTCCCAGGAATAATTATCAGCATCATATTTTTCACAGTTCAGGAATTCTTCTTTCTCTTCACCAGTAAGATTGATCTTTACTGTAACCGCTTCTGTTCCCATAGCTCCAGTTTCCATCATTTTTCTTTCAATTGCTTTATCAATTTTTTTCATAATTTCCACCTTTCCCCGGCTCCTGCCGGATTGAATTTCTTTTGTTCTCCCTTTCGGTAATTATAATATAGCATATTTAAACTATATTGTCAATAGCATTTTTAAACTTTTTTCAACTATTTTTCATTTCTTCTATTTTTTCATCTACGCACTGCATGACAAACGCGGACAGCGAAAGCCCCTTTAGTTTCGCTGCCGCCTGATATTTGGCCTTCTTTCCTTTTTCGGCCATAACCGTTATGCGATCATATTTTTCTTTCTGGTAGGCGTTTACATAATCAAACGCCGCTTTTTTATCTGTAAAAGCCATTATTTAAATCTCCTTTGCTGTTAATACTTTCTTAACAAATTCTTTTCTTCTCCTATTCCAATCGTTTCTATTTAACATATATCCATAATGCGATTGATTGCGGAATAAGTCAAACTCATTTTGTGCCCATTCTATGTTCCAGCACTCATCTAATTTATTTTGCCCAGTTTTTAGTTTTTTGTTATACCCAATTTCCGGGGAAATTGCATTGAATTTTTTGATTGCTTCTTGCTCAAAATATCTTAAATCATTGTCACGCATATGCTTTTCATCTCTGACTCTGACCGGGGTTATAACATAGGCTATAAATTTATCACCCATATTATAATCGTTTTGCATCTCTGCTATTTTCCCTTTCCCGTGCGTTAACAATGTTTTATGATTTATTAACCTCCCTTTTATATTGCGTGATGAACCAATATAGATTTTGTTTTTTGTTGTGTTTAAAATAGCGTACACGCCAGAAAAATCGCAGTTATTGCAAATTCTAAATTGTTCCAATTTATCGCCTCCTTTTATATATGTAATTATAGCATAGTTTAAAAAAGTTGTAAAGATAATTTTTAAATAAAAATATTTTTAAACTTTTTTATAAATATACCTTGACAGAATATTTAAACTATGCTATTATA